GGATGCGCAGGGCGCGCTGGTTCAGCAGTTTATGAAACAGGTTCAAGCATTGGAGGGGACAGATGCTGCATGAACGACATAACGGATATTGCCGAAGTATATGACCTATTATACCGCCTCGGTTTCTCCGCGACCAACACTGCATTCTTTCAGTTATCCTACGCGGTCTATCTCGCTGCGCTCAACCCGCATTGGCTGTTGAAGCCATCGCAGCGGCTATATCCCGAAGTGGCAGACCAATACAACACCAATCCGCTTCAGGTCGTCCGAAATATTGACAGGTTTGCCTGCACCACCTGGCACAAAAACGCTGCGTTTCTGCGCAGTCTTACCTGCTGCCCACTGATGACAGCTCCGACAGCTGCACAGTTTTTGCGGATGCTAGTGCATTATATCCGGAAAAGGTCTGTATAGCGTATGCTGTTGCGGAATGTACACCACTTTCAACCGCTTTTTATCTTTAGTGATGCAGGCACGCATCGTATATTTCGTCGTTTTGCGAATAGTCTGCTACAATATTTTGTGGTATGATTGTCTTGTTCGTTTGATTCTTGCAAGGGAGGAGCAATCATGCAGTACACCGATACCGAAGCCGCCCTGATCGGCGGCCTGATCTCAACCTATTTCTTTCAGCCTGCCGTGTCTGCATCCTTAAAGGATGTCTACAGTCGCGTTCTGGAGCATCTGCATCAGAATGCGCTCACTTCTTCTGATTTGCAACAGATCCGAAAGGCTGTGAATTTTCTGATGCCCATGTGCCAAGCGAACCGACAGACGCAGCGGGAGCTTATGGGTGTCAATATGAAAACAACGGCACTGCTGAATGCATCACGCTGACAATCTCAACTATTTACAGGGCAAAGAAAAACACGGTTCTGTGACCGCGCTTTTCTTTGCCCTATTTAAATATCCTTACGATCAGCGAAGCACGATTCCGGCTTTCTGCGGAAACTGCGGGTCGGCTTTCGTCAGTGACAGAAGTCTACATGCTGCGCCTTCCGGGTGATTTCGCCCTGCTTCCCATGCCTCAACCGTTTTCTGCGATACGCCCATGTACTCGGCAAACGACCGCTGCGTCAGGCCGGTGCTGTTGCGGATTCTCTTGATTTCATCCGCCTGATACTTCTCAACCGGCACAATGGTAAGCTTTGCTGTCTTAGCAGGAAGCGTTCCTTTCTCAAAGGAAATTGCTTCCTCCAGCCCCAGCTTGATTTTATCAAAAGCACTCATATCATGACCTCCTGTTCTCATCGAGCTGCTGTTTCAAAATGCCGACCAGTTGCTTCAGCGTATTGCGTTCCGCTTTTGATAGGTTATCCTTTTCATTCTTAGGATATGCCGTCAGCAGATACAGCTTTTCATGAACTTCAAAATCCACATAGATCACACGCACGCTGCCGCTTTTGCCCTGCTGTTCAAATGCAAATCGCATCTTGCGAACACCGCCGGTTTCCCGCATGACTTTACCGACCTTGGGGTCTGTAAGCAGTTCCTCCTGCAATCTTCGAAGATCGTCATCGTCCAGCCCCATTGCTTTCCATTCCTTCCGGAACGACGGAAGTTCTACAAATATCCGCGTCATGTCGCCACCTCTTCGTATGTAGAATACCCTATTAAATAGGGTTTGTCAAGTGTTTTTTGCAATTGCCTGATGGCTCCTGCATCCCCCGCGCATATACCATATTTACTTTCTCTCCAATCGCTGTTTTGTTTCCGCGCCGCCCTTGATCCGCACCAGCACCTCGTCGGCGGACAGCACGGTCACGCGCTCTACGATCTGCCGGACAGCGTTTTCGTTCCATTCTGTGATTGTCTGTGCGGTAGTCTCTATAGCTTGCTCTGCCTGTTTCATGCGGGTGCAGACGCGGTCTGCGTTGGTGCTGCTTTGCAGAATTTCTTCCTTCTGCTTTTTGAGCGCAGTCTGTTCGGCCAGGATTTCTGCGAATTGTGCGTTGCAGGCTTCTTTATCTTCTGCATCAATGGCTTCTGACAGCAGGCGCTGGAACTGCTCGTCGAGCTGCACCAAGCGGCTTTCAATGTCAGCAAGGCTCATGGTCTGACCCTGTACTGGCAGAAGCTCTACGGAAACTGCGTTCTTGATAAGGTCGAGCAGGGCCGGTTTGTTGCTCATGACGGAGTTGATGGCTGCCAGAATCGCCGCCTGCAGCGGCTCTTCCTTGATTGTCGGGGAATCGTGGCAGTATTTCGTGCCGTAGTTCAGGCGGCTGGTGCAGCGCCAGACGGGATATTTCCGTCCGAGGGATGTCCATGTACATCTTCGGTAGAGGGTCCCGCACTCACCGCAGACGAGTCTGTCCGATAAAGCGTATTTGCTGGTATAGCAGGATCGACCAGTTACGGCCGTTTTGGAGGGGCTGCGCAGGGCGCTCCGACGTGCCATTTCTGCTTTTACTGCATTGTACTGCTCCCGGCTGACGATGGCTTCATGGTGGTCAGGCATATAGTATTGCGCCATCTGACCGACGTTCTTAATGACCTTCTTGCTGATCACATCTGTCCGGAATGTTTTCTGGAGCAGGACATCGCCGCAGTATTTTTCATTCGTCAGAATTCCCTTGATGGAAGTCGTTGTCCATTTGGATTCCCCGAGAACCGTTTTGATCTGTTTTTCCTCCAGCCAGTCTTGCAGATTGCGCAGGCTGGCGCCGCTCTCATATCGCTTGTAGAGTTCGCACACGATCTCTGCCTGTTCTGGTATGACGCGGAATTTGCCCTCTGCATCTTTTTCATATCCGTAAAGCCGGTAACAGGGAACCTTGAGCGTTCCAACTTTTGCGTGCATCTGTCGCCCACGCCGGATGTTGCCGGAGATGGATTCACTTTCGGACTGCGCCATCGCGCCGTACATCGTAATCATAAATTCGCTGTCCGCTGGAAGCGAGTTGATATTCTCCTTTTCGAAGAGAACCCCGATGCCAAGCTGCCGGAGGATGCGCGTATAGTTGATGCAGTCGAGCGTATTTCTGGCGAAACGCTGAATGGACTTTGTAAGAATAAGGTCAATCTTTTTCTGCTTACACTGACGGATCATGCGGAGGAATTCTGTACGCTTTTTCGTGGACGTGCCGGTAATGCCTTCGTCCGCGAAAATGCCAGCCATCGTCCACTCCTTGTTGGACATGATTTTGTCGGTGTAGTATTCGCACTGGGCTTCGTAGCTGCTGGCTTGTTCTTCCTCTTTCGTAGATACACGGCAGTACGCCGCGACGCGAAGCTGCTTGGTGACCGCAGCCGTTTGCTGCAGCTCTGGCTTGGGTGGAATGATAATGACGCGCGGCTTTTCGTCTGTCATGCAAGATCTTCCTTTCCAATGATCTGTCCGTTTTTAAGTTGCAACCGCACCGCCTGGCGCGTCACCAGCACGGCGGAGACTGTGCTTTGCAGCAGCTCCGCATTGAGTTCTGCCGTGCATTCAAATGCGGTGAACAGCTGCCGCAGACGCTCAGTTTCGTATTCTTCGTTACCGATTGCATCGTATTGCTCCTGCGCCAGCTTGCAGATCAGGCTTCTGGCAGCGTCCTCGTCGAGCGGTTGGGTGTTTAGAACGTCATCCAGTTCGGCTTGCGTATTTGTATATGTCGGTTTGGATGTTCGCTCTGGCTGCATGATGCGCTCCGGCTGCTCTGCCAACTTGCCGAGCAGATGTGTGACCTGCTGTTCGATCTCCGATGTAGGCGCTTTAGAGCATATACGCTTGAGTGCTTTCTGTGCAGGTGTCCGTTCCGGCAGGCGCTGCTTGGTCTGACGCTTTTCAGCGGCTGATTCAAATAATTTTATGTCAATCAGTTTCGGATAGCTGTCCGCACCGGTGTACTTGGCGTTTTCTAAGATTCGGGCAACCATATTCTTGTTCCAGCTCTTGCCCTCGTCGTAGCTGGGGCCGGTCTTGCTCATCTGTTCTGCTATTTCTTTGAGCGACGCGCCGAGTGTGTATTGCAGGAAAATGTCCTGCACAGCCTTCGCTTCCGGCTCGCTCCGGACGATCTCGCCCATGCGCATCTGGTAGCCAAACGGCAGCTTCCGATTTCCCATTACCGCTTTGTCCTTTCGATTTGCTCTAGCAGCTCCAAGCCGTTTTTCAGCCGGAACCGCAGGCGCTCATTGCTGTCTACGATGATTTTTTCAACAAGCGCATCGAACAACTCCGCATCGAAGCTGTCGAGGAAATCCGGCCCGTCCTCCAGCACGTCCATAAGATCGCGGGTGCGATCTGCCAGATCGTCGCTGTCGGTGTCGAGAAACCTTGCTTTTTCCTGTTTCAGCCTGCGGAGTTGTTCGTTGAGTTTGTTGTTGGAAGATATAAAAGTGTCAGGATCAACGCCGCCCGCCTGTTGAAGCTGGGTTAGGAATTGAACCTGACTGAGTATGTCGGATATTTTCTTGTTGAGAGAGATGACGTCTTCGCTCCATAGCATTCGACTGTAGCGGATCTTTTGGAGGTTTGAGAGCATTTGTGTGAAGATGGGGTCGCCGTGGTGTTTGAGTTTGTAGTACATGCGGCAGAAAGCCTGTTCTATATCCGGCGTATGATATGGTGGTGTAGGGCATGATGCAGCATTCTGGAAATGCGTATTGCAGACCCAATACATTTTATCATTTGTAAATTTCCGTTTGAGTGACCGCCCGCAATTTGCGCAATATAGTTTTCTGCTGAATGTCTGGTTTGTTGAACCAATGTGTGCGTTTTTTCTTGATTGCAAAAGTGTCTGTACTCTGTCAAATACTTCCGGGGATACAATCGGCGGATTACTATCTGACAGTAGGTACATTTCACGTTCACCATGGTTTCTGACTTTTTTATGCGGAAATGTAGTCGTTGAATAGCTTTTTCCGACCACTGCGTTCCCAGCATATCGTTCATTCTTCAAAATGTAGTATATCGACGAGTCTTTCCATGTTCCCATTTCGCGACCAGGCGGAATTTCCTGTTGGGACAAGGTATTTGCAATTTCGTATCCATTCAGTCCATTTAGATACAGTTGAAAGATGAAGCGAACAACCGCTGCTTCGTCTTCTATTATGGACAGTTTTCCTTCGTGCAGGGTAAAGCCATACGGCGCTTTGCAAGTATTGAACTTACCGCTTTCCATACGCTTCTGGTAGCCCCACTGGACATTTCCCGAAATTGACTCGCTGCCCTTCTGCGCCAAGGACGCCATGATCGCCGTAACCATTTCGCTGGACACCTTGCTGGTGTCGATGCCCTGTTCTTCGAACTGGACGCTGACGCCAAGTTCTTTGAGTTCCCGAACGGCTGCAAGGCAGTCCTTTGTATTTCGGGCGAACCTGGAGATGCTCTTGACCAGAATGCGGTCGATTTTTCCTTTCCGGCAATCCTGCATCATGCGCTGAAAATCTTCGCGCTTTTCAACCGACGTGCCGGTGATGCCCTCATCGGCGTAAATATCGACCATTTCCCAATCCGGGTTGTTAGAAATAAGCTCGGAATAATATTGATTCTGGACGCGATAGGAGTTGAGCTGATCCTCACTGGAGGAGCTGACGCGGGCGTAGGCTGCGACGCGCAGCTTCCGCGCGACAATTTCGTCGTGCGCCGGGATTACAATGACACGCTGCTGTTCCAGCGCAAGATTTCCGTCGGTCTGCTTCTTTGCCATGCTGTTCACCTCCCTCTGCAGCAACACACACTACTACAATATTTTCAGAATAGCTATGACCAAAACGGAGAAAAATCAAACGTAAAGCGTGAAATTTGCACCAAGCTCGACAGCGATCCGACGCGCGATCTTTTTGATTTCATTCTCAGAAAAACCGACCGTTCGGAGTGCCTTCAAAAGCTGGCAAATGCCTAAAAAATCAATGTTTGGATTCATACAGTTCTCCTTTTGCCACGGGGCGGCTCTGTTTGCACA